ATACTGCATCAAGTGTAGATGTTTGGTTAAGCCGTGTAGATGCAATTAGTACATAAGGAGAATAAATGGCTGAGATAAACGAACAAGTTTACGTAGGTGATAGAGTAGCTGAAACTAGCATTCATCATCACGCAGCAACTTTTACTAAACCTATGGTGATAGAAAGTGCTGTATTAGCAGGACCAGTAACTTTTACTAGCACAGTGACTGTAACTGGAACATTGGTAGTAGTATAATGAGTAAGATAGAAGTAAACACAATAGACGTGCAATGTGGATCAACTCTTACGGTTGGATCATCTGGTAAAACCGTAACACTTGCAACTGGTGCATCTCAATCAGGTTTTGGTCGTACTGGAACTGTAGATTGGTGTACAACAGCTAAAACAGGAGATTTCACTGCTGTTAGTGGTGATGGATTTTTTGTTAATACAAGTGGTGGAGCGATTACAGTCACTCTCCCTAGCTCTCCATCTGCTGGAGATATAGTAGCATTTAAAGATTACGGTAATACTTGGGCTGTTGCATGTAAACCGGTTACTCTTTGTAGAAACGGTTCAAAAATTAATGGCGCTTGTAATAACACAGTTTTAAACACAAAATCTCAATCAGTAACTTTAATTTATGTTGATGGGACTAAAGGTTGGCAAGATATTCACGACTCAACAGCTAATATAACAGGAGCTCCTAATTTTATTGCAGCCACTGGTGGCACTGCAGTAGATTGTGGTAATTTTAGAATGCACGTATTTACAGGAGATGGAAATTTCGTAGTTGATACAGCACCAACACCAGCAAACAATACTGTAGATTATTTTGTAGTAGCTGGTGGTGGAGGCGGTGGTGGAGATTATGGTGGTGGCGGTGGAGGCGGTGGTTTCAGAGGCTCATCATCTACTTATACAGATAATAATCCATTAATTGCTTGTGTTGCTGGACTACCTGTTTCAGTACAGAGTTATCCAATACAAGTTGGTGGTGGTGGCGCTGCAGGTAATGGACAACCTAGTCCAGATCGTTACGGAGGAACTGGCACACCCTCAATATTTTCAAGCATTACATCTGCGGGTGGAGGCGGAGGTGCAACTGAAGCGCCAAATCCTAACCCATATGGAACTGCACACGGAGGCCCTGGTGGTTCAGGTGGGGGAGCAACTTATTATCCAGGCGAACCTGCTGCATTAAGAGGAGATGGTAACACACCTCCAACAACTCCAGCACAAGGCAATGATGGAGGATCAGGATCTACACCAACTGGTTCAAGCACTGGTGGTGGCGGTGGAGCAGGTGCAGCTGGCGGAGGAGGAAATAACTCACCCGCAACTGGAGGAAATGGTGGTATAGGATCATATTCAAAAATTTTAGGTAGCACACCAACAGCACCTTCATATGGAACACCTGGTCCAGAATCAGGCGGAAGATATTTTGCTGCTGGTGGAGCAGGCTCTGGTGCCGCTGGTTTATCACCAGCTCAACCAGCTGTAGGAGGCGGTGGAGGTGGTCCAGGCTCTACTACTGGAGTAGCAGGAACAATCAACACTGGTGGTGGCGGTGGAGGTGGTTATCCAGACCCAGCAGCAGGTGGTGCTGGAGGTAGCGGAATAGTAATAGTGAGGTATAGATTTCAATAATGACTAGTACGATTAAAGTAAACACAATTCAAAATGCATGTGGAGCAGACATCATCAAAGAGTCTGGCAACACAATTACAATCGGTGCAAGTGGAGATACAGTAACTCTTGGAACTGGTGCATCACAAACAGGATTTGGTAGAACAGGAACCGTTAACTGGTGTACAACTGCAAAAACTTCGCCTTTAACTGTAGAATCAGGAAAAGGTTATTTTTTAAACACCACAAGTGGAGGAATTACAGTTACACTACCTAGCTCTCCATCAGCTGGAGATATAGTTGCGTTTAAAGACTATGCTAATAAATGGGATTGTAATGCAGTTACAATTTGTAGAAATGGTTCTAATATAAATGGTGGTGCTTTCAACACTTGTTTAAGCACAGAGTCTCAATCGGTAACTTTAATTTATGTTGATGGCACAAAAGGATGGCAAGATATACACGATTCAACATCTAATGTAACAGGACAACCTAATTTCGTATCTGCGACTGGTGGAACAATAACAACTTGTGGTGATTTTAAAGTACACACTTTTACAGGAGATGGATCTTTTGTAGTAACTCAAGGTGCAGTTGCTTCAAATAATAAAGTTTCATATTTAGTAGTAGCTGGTGGTGGAGGTTCAGGATCAAACCATGGTGGTGGCGGAGGAGCTGGTGGATTCAGAGAAGGTAAATTATCTACTGACCCTTACACAGCATCGCCTAAAGCTGCAACACCTTGTTCATCTTTACCTGTTTCAACACAAACTTATCCAATTACAGTCGGAGGAGGTGGTAATGGTGCCACTGTTCCAAGTCCTTACGCAGGAGCAACAAATGGCTCACCATCAACATTTTCAACAATTACATCCGCAGGTGGTGGTAGAGGAGGCACGAGACATGACGGGGCTAATCCAGGTTATCACAACGGAAGTCCAGGAGGTTCAGGTGGTGGAACAGGTGGAGAAAATGGCGGAGCAACTGCAGGTTCAGGAAATGATCCATCAGCATCACCACCACAAGGTAATTCTGGTGGAGCGTGGACTTCTCCTTATTTTGGTGGCGGTGGAGGAGGAGCAGGAGGAGCAGGCTCTAATGCATCTGGTGGTGCAGCTGGCGGAATTGGTGCAGGCACAGGAATTAATCCAGCATCTCCAGTAGGAACACCAGGACCAAGTGGTCCATTAAGATATTTTTCTGGTGGAGGTGGAGCAGGAAATTCACCCTCAACTCCTACACCAAACGGAGGTTATGGTGGTGGCGGAGCTGGCTATAGTTCAGGTTGTGGACCTACTAGATTTCAAGGAGGAATTAACACAGGAGGAGGTGGTGGAGCTCTTTATGGTTGTGGTCTTGCTGCATGTGCAACTGGTATTGGAGGATCAGGTATAGTAATAATAAGATATAAATTTCAATAATGAGTACAATTAAAGTAAATAAAATAGAAAAAAGAACAGGAAGCACACTTACATTAGGTGGTGCTTGCACAGCTGTAACTTTAGCTTGTGGTGCTACACAAACAGGATTTGGTAGAACAGGGACTGTGGACTGGTGCACAACTGCTAAAACTTCGCCTTTTACAGCAGCGAATGGTGTAGGGTATTTTATAAACACAGCTGGTGGAGCTGTAACTGTAACTTTACCGTCATCACCTTCAGGAGGAGATATAATTTCGATTAAAGACTATGGTAGAACGTTTGATTGTAATGCGGTTACACTTTGTAGAAATGGATCTAAAATAGCTAGTAAATGTTTTAACGCGTCTTTAGGTACAGATGGACAGTCAGTAACTTTAATTTTTGTTGATGCAACACAAGGATGGCTCAACGTTCAAACAGATTCAACTGTGGTAGGAAATGAATTTGTATCAGCCACAGGTGGTTTTGCAACAATTACTTGTGGAAATTTTAAAACACACATTTTTACAGGAGATGGAACTTTCTGTGTTTCTAGTGCAGGACTACCATCAGGTTCAACTTCTATAGATTACTTTGTTGTAGGTGGAGGCGGAGCAGGTGGAACTAGTGCTGGACCCGCTGGTGGTATGGGTGGCGGAGGCGGTGGTGGTTTTAGACTATCAAACAGTCCTGTTAATGGAATCCCAGCACCTACGATGTCACCATTAGTGGCACCTAACAGTCCGACTCCTGGTGCTTTAACTGCATCTGTTGGATCTTTTCCAATTACAGTTGGAGGTGGTGGAACAGTAACACCTAATTCAGGTTCTCCGTTTGTATCTACGAATGGAGGCAACTCAACATTTTCAACAATTACATCAGCAGGTGGTGGCTTTGGTGGTGGAGGCCCAGGATCACCTCCAGCCCCAACGATAGGAGGCCCAGGTGGTTCAGGTGGTGGCGGACAGTACAATGGTCCATATCCTAAATCAACTGGAGTTGGTAATACACCTCCAACAACCCCTGCACAAGGAAATCCAGGTGGTGCAGTAACTGGAGCATCAGATCCCCCAGGTTCTTATGGTGGTTCAGGTGGTGGTGGAGCAGCGTGCGCAGGTGCCGGTGGCGATGTTGGCCCAGGAGGTTTAGCAGGTGGAGCAGGTAGTTTTCTTGCCGATGCTGTAATAGGACCAACAGCTCCAAGTTATGGAACGTCAGGCCCAGTTTCTAGCACAAGATATTTTGCAGGTGGTGGTGGAGGAGGAAATAGAATACCTCAAGGTCCGTCTGCAGCAAACGGTGGCACTGGCGGTGGTGGCGGTGGAGCTAAATCACCATATCCTGCCCCAGGTTCAGTTTTTGGAACTGATGGAACAATTAATACTGGCGGTGGCGGTGGTGGCGGTACTTATGATAAAGGTGGTGCTGGAGGCTCAGGAATAGTCATATTAAGATATAAATTTCAATCTTGATGAATAACGATATATAATATATAAGGAGAACATTATGGCACATTATGCAAAACTAGGAATCAACAGTAAAGTTATTGGCGTCCACGTAGTGGATAACAAAGACATACTTAACGCTGATGGTATTGAAGACGAAGAAGTAGGTAGACAATATTTAGAAAGAATTCACGGTTGGCCACTTTGGAAAAAAACGTCTTACAATACACGTGGTAATAAACATATCTCAGGAGATAACTCTAAAGCATTTAGAGGTAATTACGCAGGTATAGGTTATATTTATGATGAAGACAATGATATGTTCTTACCTAAAAAACCTTTTTCTAGTTGGATTCTTAATACATCAGAAGCAAGATGGGAATCGCCTATAGGTGATGCACCAGAATTATCTGAGGCAGAACAAACTACTCACAGATACGATTGGGACGAAGCAAACGGGAGTTGGAATAAAGTAGAAATATAATTTATGCAGAAGGTGGTGCTGTCAAAGATTAATTTAATCTACGGTTTTGTAGAAACTCCAAAAGGTTTTGAGATAGATCGCAAAAAAATTAAAAACGATATTCTTCATTCATATGTTAATGAAGAAAGAGTTAGTGATAATAATTTAGATTATTCATATCAAGAATATAAAATTACTCATTCCCAAAAACTACAATGGTTGTTTGATTACATAAGAGATCATTATCGTTCAGAACATGATGAAACTTTAATTATTAAAAAAATGTTTGGAACTGTTATCCCTGCAAACGGGAGATCAATCAATAAAAATAATATAGATCCTATAGATTTAAAAAACGCTCCAGATTATACTTGTCTCTATGGCGTTGATATTCAAGGTAAGTGCGAGATCACCATAGAATACGATGACTGTAGAAGAAAAGGTAGAACTTGGAAGGTGTCTATGGAAAACAACAAATATTATATCTTTCCTTCAACGTTAAGATATTTTATCACATCTAGTGATACAAATAAATTTAATATAATACTAACAACAACTTATGAATATATCTAATTACTACTGGTATTTTGAGTCTGCTATTCCTGAAAGAATTTGCGATATGATTGTGCAATATGGCAAAGCAGAAAAACAAAGAGAGATAGGCGCTCTTACAGGTGGATTTGGAAGAGATAGAGATTTACAAAAAAATCCTCTTACAAAAAAGGAATTAAAAGATTTACATAAAAAAAGAAATTCTAATATTGTTTGGATGAATGATAGATGGATATACAATGAGATACAACCTTATGTCAAAATAGCAAATAAAAATGCAGGTTGGAACTTTGAATGGGATTGGTCAGAACAATGTCAGTTTACAATATATAAAAAGGGACAATACTATGATTGGCACTGTGATAGTTGGGATAAACCTTATGTAGAAGAAGGACCAACAAAAGGAAAGGTTAGAAAATTATCTGTTACCGTAAGTTTAACAGATCCAAAAGAATACAAAGGTGGTGAGTTAGAGTTTGACTTTAGAAATAAAGATCCTGATAAAAAACCTAACATTAGAACATGCACAGAAATATTACCAAAAGGCTCGTTGGTTGTATTTCCATCTTTCGTGTGGCATCGAGTCAAACCAGTAACAAAAGGAGTAAGGCATAGCTTAGTAATATGGAATTTAGGCTATCCATTTAAATAATATGAAACAAGGTGGAAGTGATAATCCTCAAGGACATGTAGATTTTAAATCTTCATTTTATTTTCAAACACCAGTGTGGAGTGCAGAAGCACCCATGTTTTTGAAAAACGCAATTAAAGTAACAGATAAATATATTAAAAAAGCTGATAAACTTTTAAAAGATAAATTAAAAAATGAACCTAAATGGAAAAAAGATATAGGCACATTTGGTTTGTCTAAACACAGTGAAAGTTTTTCTAACGATCCTAAAATTAAAGATTTAGTACAATTCATAGGACAACGATCTTATGAATTTTTAGATTGGCAAGGATTTAATTTACAAAACCACAGCTTACATTTTACAGAATTTTGGGTGCAAGAGTTTAGTGAGAAAGGTGGTGGACATCACGACACTCATGTTCATTGGAATCAACATGTATCAGGTTTTTATTTTTTAAAATGTAGTGAGAAAACATCTCATCCAATATTTCATGATCCAAGACCTGGTGCAGAAATGACAAGATTATTTCAAAAAGATCAATCACAAATTACGATGGCGTCAGGTCAAATGCATTATAAACCAAAACCAGGAACTATGATTATTTTTCCAGGTTATGTCCCACATCAATTTGCAGTAGATGCAGGTATAGAACCTTTTAGATTTATACACTGGAATGTTAAAGTTGTTGAAACAGCAATATCAAAAGAAAGGAGTACTAATGAGCTTCAAAAAAAATAAATACATGGTAATTAAAGAGGCTATCCCTAAACAGATAGCTGAGTTTGTTTATAATTATTTTAGATTAAAAAGAACTGTTGCAAGAACTTTCTTTGATCAAAGATATATCTCACAGTTTACTAGAGAATGGGGTACTTGGAATGACACTCAAGTTCCAAATACTTATTCTCATTATGCAGATGTGGCTATGGAAACTTTGTTAATGAGAACTTTACCCATCATGGAAGAAAAGACTAAATTAAAACTATATCCTACTTATTCTTTTGCGAGACTTTATAAAACAGGCGATATATTACATAGACATAAAGATAGATTTAGTTGTGAAATATCTACCACAGTAAATCTTGGTGGGGATCCTTGGCCTATATATTTGGAACCAAAAAAGAATGTTGGGATTGCTGATGGAAAAAATATAACAAATGTGAGCAATAACAAAGGTGTTAGAGTTAATTTAAAACCTGGAGACATGTTGGTTTATAGAGGCATGGTGCTAGAGCATTGGAGAGAAGAGTTTCAAGGAGAGGAATGCTGCCAAGTTTTTCTACACTACAACGACCAAAAATCCAAAGACGCGAATAAGAATATATACGATAGAAGGCCTCATTTAGGACTACCACCTTGGTTTAAAAAGTGATATATCCTTATACTGGAGAGAGTGTCACCACCATAACACCACACTCTCTCCTGTTTAAGGATTAATTATGTTAGGACTAAGTGCATTTTCAGAGTTTCCGTTTGCAACAGCAGCCGAAGATAAAAATGTAACTATTACAGCTACTAAGACATCGTTAACAATAACGATAGGTAGTATTGGTATTGCAGCTGATGCGATTACAGAGGACGCCACAGCAAACCCGTTAACACTTGGTTTTGGTACATTATCTATATCTGGACAGGCTAATTTAAGCCCTACGGGTAGCCCACTGACCCTGGCTACCGGAACAGCTGTAGTTTCAGCAGACGCCAATATGTCAGTCACTGGAAACGCATTGACTATGGCCACGGGTACTGTTACAGTGACTGCAGCAGCAAATGTAGACGTTACTGGTAATGCTTTAACTTTAGCTACAAAGGACGCTACAGCGATAACATGGAGTGCAGTAGTGCCAGGCGCAACTATGGTCTGGACACCAATAGAACCTTATTAATATGGCATCAAGTTTTTCTACAGATACAAAACTAGAACTTATAGCAACCGGTGAAAA